CGAGCCCAAGGTATTCTGAATAAAGAGTACGTTCAATTGCGTGTATGTTATTTATCTTATCAAGTTCTGGTTTAAGATGATAAAACATAAACTTTGTTAGGGGTTGATAATCATCCCAGTTCAATTCTTTATTTTCAAGATAGTCCTGGCAGACTTGGTGAAAGTCAGTTCCCCTTGCAGTTGCTCTCTTGGTAATGCGATTTGCTTCTTCAAGACCAACACGTTCACGCCACTTTACAAAGATCTGACGATTGTAAAATGAAGTGACAGAAGTAATAGAAGGCACCCAGTCTCCGTTTGGTAGATTATAGAGACGGATGCCATTTTGTTCTTTCTTTTCTAATTCAAGATCACCTAAAAAATTACAATGAATAAAACTCATACACCGACTTCCATTTTTGCAAGAATATATTCTTTCACAAATCCAGAGCGAACAATATCTTCAACTCCAAATTCAATAATATCAATTGATGGCATGATACGAAGAACTTTCATAAAGTCAACGATACCATTCTTTTCATTGGACTTAACAAGATCACTTTGAGTAGCATCACCACAGAACATGATCTTACTATTTTCACCCACACGGGTGATGATACTATCAAGTTCATGATAGTTTAGGTTTTGGAATTCATCAACAATGATGATGGCATTATCTAGGGTAGTTCCACGAATGAAAGAAGTACTCCAAAAACTAATCGTTCCTTGAGTTTTAAGGTTTCCATAAAGCATTTCAAATGCAGAATCATCTGGCATCTCAAACATATATTTCACCATATTTTTATATGGGATCTGATAAAGAGATGATTTATCCTCGTGGTCTCCAGGAAGAAATCCAATTTCACGAGTAGCCACCAGAGACCTTACGATATAAATTTTTTCAAAAGGAGATCTTTCATCTAGAACATCTCTAAGTGCATTGTAAAGCGTGATGAAAGTTTTACCAGTCCCTGCACAACCATATGCAACAATATTCTGACTTTTTTTGTATGATTCAAAAAGAGATTGTTGATTCTCCGTAAGAGGATCAACAGTTTTCATTATGTCAAGATTGATTGGTTTCTTTCTTTTCATTTGTTTGTTACTCATCCCAAAGGGAACGGGATTTTTAGGGGTATTTTTTCTTGTTGGCATATTTCAAATGGGTTTTACTGTAGATCCTGGAGCTTTTGAAACTTTATGGAGGACATCATTCCATCCTGGATGTGATTTTTTGAGTCTATCATAGACTTCACCGACCTCTCCAGAACTTGGACAAGTAGATGGATCAGACCAATCCCTATCCCAATCAGGATTATCCTTTTTCCACTGATCCCAATCATGGACACTGAGAACAACTTCTTTTTGTTCTCCAGTTAATTTATTAATAACAGGATATGTTGCCAATTCTAATCCTCCTTCATATGTTTCAATATTTATTCAATAGTAATTGATGGGGCGTCACGACACTCTTCACAAATGTCTGAACGAACCCAACCAAGTGCTTCGGATACTGCAGGAAACTGACAGGTAAAAATACATCGAATCAGTTCTGCAATCTCCATATGTTCTTTTTGTGTACCGTGTGCAGAACGGAGATCAATATAATGGATCCATGACCTTACAGAGCCCGTCATATAGAGTCTTGTGGGCGTTGCTAAGGGCAATACAAACCTTGCACACTCCTTTGCCACTCCCTTTTCTAGAAGGCGATCGTAAACCCTTTGAGAGTGCTCAAACAGAATGCGAATATCCTCAAGAAGAGTAAGTTTCAAATAATCGGGGAGATCATCAATTGAGTTCTGTCGATTCTTTGTATCTTGACGACGAAGTTCTGGCAGAGGAATTGTACCACAAAGAAGATTTGCATCAGCGTATCGTTGCGAAAATTCCTGATATGTGAATGACCTATGACGCAAGATCTGAGCAGCAATACCTCTTGTAGTATTAATCTCTACTGTCATTGTTGCTTGCTCAAAGATGCTCCAGTGTTGATGCTGAATGCAATATTTAAGTAATCCAGAAAACTTCTCATTGTCCTGATTAGCAGGGTTACTTACCCTAGCACAATATGCCATGTGCTTTTCTGCATCGGGAGTAACACTGATGAGTTTAACTTCCGGTTTCATAAACTCAAACTCAATCGGGATATCCATCATCGTCATAAAAAATTTCGTCGTAATCTGAAAGGTGTGGTGCAATTTGTTCGTAGTTCATTTTGTATGAATCTACATCAGAATAAACTTCTGACTTGAGACACTCTACAAGAGACTCAAGATTTTTTACAATCAGTTTGAGTTTTTCTTTATCCATAGTATCAATCCTGATAACGTTATTATAGTTAAAAAAAAGAGGGGAGTCAAGTCCCCTCTAAAACTATGCAACTTGTGGTTGCTTTGCCATGTTCAGTTGTGCATTGTGAAGGAGTTTTTCCTTCTTTGCTTTTCTCTTGAGATAACGAACGAAGTAAGTATTCATTATCATACCTCCTTGTTATTGTTGCAAGGACGATATGCTACTCCACGATATGTATTATGTGGATGAGCAGGAGCATGAGTCTGGTTATACCAAGAAACATACTCTTTCTTTGCATCTTCGGTGTTGTACTTACAACCCCTATAGGTGACTTGTGACATTAGGTTTGCTCCTTTACTTGTTTAGGGTATTGGGCGTTCCTTCAGTCGGCTTTTTCGTCTATTTTACACTCTTTGGGAGAAATTTGTTTTATCTCCCAAATTAAATCATTCTTTGCTTGCTTAGGAAGGTCTTGTTGATAGACTCTACCAGCAATCAATTGTGCTTGCAAACAGGTTAAAATGAGTGCTTCCATAGATGAACGATCCGTTCCGAGTCGGCTTACTTCCGTCCTATTCAGTTTTAGCACTTAAGTTTCACAACATCCTTTCGGAGTTCTGAAAGCAATCGGTCTTCTCTTCTTTGGTCTACTACATCGTCGTTTTTAACGATGTCCATTAGTTCCCACGCTGCGTCGCAACTTATAGTCACTTGATTTGATTTAGCAAGTTGAGGCGTAGAAATAGAAAGAAGTGGAACCCATGCCAAAAGCAAAAGTGCTTTAGTCATAGGATGAACGTTAGGGGATTATTATACCCCTATTCAAACTATATAGTCAAGTTTGTGTGTATTTCCTGATACAGTTTTACATCACTTTAACTTGCTTAATACATCTTCAAGACTTTCCAATTTACATTTATATGAAGAAGCCCATTCTTCCAGAGTATCGATTATGTCTTGTGCAATAACATCTGCAGGAACATCGTCTTCAAAATATTTTTGAATTGCTTCGGAAAGATATCTTTTCCTACTCCATTCAACAGTGTAGGGTTTATAGTCCATGATAAGAGTATTGTGTGATGATATTATAGTGTATCTATGATTTCATGTCAACCATCAATCTCCCAACATCTTTCAAGGTTTCCCCTTATTTCATTTAACTTCATTTCTTCCCAATAGGTTAAAAGATGTTGATTTATTTCTTTTTCCTGTTCAGTAAAATCAAGGCGATATTTATTTTTGATTTGAACCACTTTTAACATATCATCCATAAAAGTTGTTGGCATATCCAAAAACTCTTCGTATGTCATTAGTCCCTCTGTCTCCAGTCTTCTGGTTTATCTCTACCTTCTGTCCACCAATCAATCATATCATCTACGTCATCAAATCCACGCTTCCCAAAACGTTCGTGACCCAATCCACCAATATCAAGTTGATTTAAAAAATCATCCATATCTCCCTCCTGCATTTCAGGATTCTCTGCTGTCCTTCTTGCTTGGCGAAGTATTGTGGCAGCAGTACGATTTGCTTTAGCAAGTTTTTCTGCCCAGATCATTTCTTCTAAACTTACCTCTTCATGCTTGGCAATTTTGCTGCAGATACCTTCCAAGCGTAAACGATATTGTGTAGAGAGCATGTGCAATCTCCATATAGGGTTATTTAGCATTACCTTTCAATATAACTCAAAGTATGATTTTGAGCATACAATTGTTGAATAATTATATCACATCCAATCTTGGGATTACAATCACCACATGTGTAAACATCTACCGCTGCTGTACCATTCTCTGGCCAAGTATGAATACTAATATGACTCTCTGACAAGAGACATAATACAGTTACACCCTGCGGATCAAACTTTTTTGAAATTGTTTGTATTACAGTGGCACCACTTGCTGCTGCAGCATTCTCTAATAGGTCTACAAGACAACGCTCGTCGTCCAAAAGGACAAACGAGCATCCATACAAGTTAAGTAAATAATGCTTTCCCATTTGTCAGGGATCCTCCTCCAAATCTTTAAGTAAACTAGAAACAATCTTCTCAGTATTGTCCATCGTCTTAACAGTGAACAGAGGAGATCTCATATATTTTTTAATTTGTTTATATTTTTTTACAAGTTTTTTAACTTCGTTTTTGTTAATTTCTACTTCAATTTTTTCTTCACTAAAACCTTCACTCATTTTTTTTTCTTTTTATCAGGTTGTTGGTATCCCCAAAGTTTGGGGTTTGTTCTTCCGTATCCAAAATCAATTTTTTTAATAGATCCTGGTCCAAATCTATCATAGTACATATCAAAAATACGTACTCTTGTTCCTCTCACTAAATCAATACATTCTTCGCCGTTTACATTATACCAAATTAAGTATGCATCGTTTGGAAAGGAAGGATCTTTTGCCTGACTAATAGATGTTTTTTCTAAAAGAATTTGACATCCATAAGTGCTGGGCAGAACTGTTCTTTCTTCTCTTCCAAATTCTGCCATATTAGTCTCCGTATCTACCGCTGATGTCATGAGCGATTGCCCCAAGTGATGTCAGGATATGCTTCCTTAACAACTTCTTGAGTTATTTTGTATTTATCTGTAAGTTTTTTATCCTTTGTAAGGATTAATACTTCTGCTTCTTTGGGATGAAGTCCTTGCAATAGGTTGATAAACATCATCTCTCTACGAATAGTAGACAATCCACCATTACCACCTTGTACATAATGATAAAGATTTTGATACTCTCTACGCAGAGAAGTTCTACCTCTTCCCATTAAATCTTGTCTAGTAGCAGACTCTCCGCCTGCGGCTTCCTTTGCAAGATTTTCTGATAGAGTTCCAGAATAAACGGATTGCTCGTCAGCATTTCCATAGGGAACATCACCCTCTGGAAGAAGAGAAATAACTGATTCATCAAAATTCCAAATGAATATTGCTTTTACAGAATCATGTTCGTAGGTTTTTAAAACTTCCACTTTTTTTGCATTAGAACGTTGCTTTGAAGCCAGTTCTAAAATTTCAAAAACAAATGGATTGGATGGAAGAGTTTCGATTGGTGCTTCAGTCGTCTTCTTCGTCTTCGTCGTAGTCATAATCGTTTTCAAATCTCACAGCTAAAATTTCGTCGGGTATTACATTCCCATTTGAATCAAACATCTCTGGGTGAGTAAACACTGGTTGTGTTTGATAGAAATGCTCTTTTGCTAACCATCCTACCACACCTCCTACAAAAAAGAACATAATTGAAACTAATGTTCCTATGGTCAAAGTTACTGCTAACATCTTCCTTCTCCAGAGAGTTTATTTTTTTCTTATGTCAAAGTGAAATTCAATATAGAAATGAAACTCTCGTCGGAAGAGAGAAATCATTTTACCAAATCTCACTTGGAAAGTCTTTGGTCTGGATTCTCTTCTTCTCCTGTTTCGTAGTAACAGTTCAACTCCCCGATTAATTTGGGGTTCATCTTTATTTAGTTTGCTTTTTACGTCGTCCTGGTCTTCTATCATGACTGTACTTCCAAGCATCTTCTAGAATGCCGTACAAATAATTTCTAATTTTTCTTGCCTCGGGTTTTGGAATATGCCCATAACCTTCTCTCAATTGTTTATGCATTTCATCAGACCCACCTTCAAGATATTGATCCAAGTCCATGACAAGATTGTTAATTTCATTGGCAGTATAACTCTCAATAAATTCCTCCACTTCATGTCTTCTAGCCCCACGGACTTTCAGATAATCATAAAATTTTAAAACATACTGTCCATTAAAAGCGTAATCGATAGCTTTCTCAACGTCGTTATAAACTTCTTGAAAATTGTTATTCATTAAACTAGATTTTGCTCCTTTAAATATTGAACCGTGTCCGAACATCCACCAATGTGATTGCCATCAACGATAACTTGGGGGAAAGTAGAACCATTTCCAAATTCTTGATAGAATTCTTCACGAGTAAAATCTCTATCCAATTTATAAACTACGTGCTGTAGTTCTGCTAACTCTAACACTTGTTGGACTTTTGTGCAATATGGGCAACCGTCTTTTGAATAAACTGTGAACTTCATATTTTTTTCTTTGTTTTGAATTTTATTTAGTAAGAATAATTGTGGCCAAGTATCTCTAATAATTTCTGCAAACTTGTATGGAGTTTCTGAACTAATCATAGCACTTAAAAAAAGGGGGTCAAGTCCCCCCTTGTGAATAAACAGGTTGTAGGATTCCTCCATCTTGGTCATCATCGTCATCGTGGTCTTCAGTGAAAATAACGATAAGTGCGAATACGAAAATAACCAAGTATAGAAGATACTGTGCGGTCACAGTGCGTTACCGCGAGGTAAAACTTCCTCTGGGAACACAAAGTTCTCATGAGGTTGATCTACTGGTGCCATCCACGCTCTAAGACCCTCATTAAGGAGGATATTCTTCGTGTAGAACGTCTCAAACTCAGGATCCTCTGCCGCTCTAATC